TCTCAGTGAATAGCGTAGTCCTATCGACTGAGGTTCCGAAAGACCAAGCTGAAGAGGATTTCATAAACGCTAGAATCCGCGAACTGCTTACCTCTGATAACAAGTGATAACATTTTATCAGTTATTAACAAATGAGAGCATCTTTTCCTACTATCTTATGAGTTATTCACGATGAGAACATCTTGTCCTACTACCTTCCTACTGCATAGGAGCAGTATAGGTTACCCCCTGAATCAACAGGGAGCAGTGGAGTTGGCCACCACTGGGACGTTTCTATTTAATAGTTCCAATGCTTTGACGAAGTATTGGGTAACGATCCACCGTTCCAATGGAGGGCAATCAAAAATGTAGTGTAGAACGTATTAGGATATGAGGCTTGTGGATAGGCGTTGATTGAGCGGCATGCTGTTAGATCGATCATTTGTCATACAAGGTAACTTCTCTACGTCATCTATTGGGTTAACTATTATTAAAGTAGACCTGCCGCGCCTCTGATTCATGCGTAATTCGGCGAAAAAGTCTAAGAACTTGACCGAGTCTTAGATTGGTATTTAGGTTGAGATTGTAATTCCTCTGCGACGGCGGAGGTTGATAATGAGGATAAGGACTGCATAGCGGTCGTCTCCCTCAAAACTTTTAATCTATATTCCTATAACACCATGATATGCTATCAAGATAAAACCTTTTGCACACGCTCAGACTGTGCTCGTTTCGGCAAAGACTGCGACCGCTCCCTCACGGAAGAAGTGAAGGGGCGGGCAGAGAAGTGGTGGGGGAAACCCGACGCACCCATCTGCACGTATGTCGCAGACGTAAAGCCTAATTGCTTTGTAACAAAACAAGGAGAAGAACTATATGAAAGCTAGACTTGAATTTGACCTACCAGATGAGCGCGAGGAGTTTGAAATAAACCGAAAAGCCGTAGACCTGTATGTAAACCTGTCAGATATGACTGAGCAGATCCGCACGTGGCGTAAACACGGACATCGGTTCAAGGATGTGGACGAACTCCTTGATGCGCTGTGGGAGGACTGCATTAATCACGAGTTGTTAGATATTTAACTTGGGCATAACTCATTGTGTGCTCGTGTGTGCATAGTAAAGATAAATCGTGAGTGTCTGGGCAGGGTTAAAACGTCTCATTCTCCGCTTTTAGCCTATCATATAGTTGCCGTCTGCCAGCTAGCCAACCACGAAGCAGACACCTATTTTATGAAAACCGAAGAATACGACATACTAAAAGAAGCACTAGACATCACCCAAGGAGATCGTTTAGAAGATTACGGAGACAGCACAGTAGAGCTTAACAGAATTGCTACTTTGTGGTCTGTAATCTTTGAAACTGACATAACACCCAACCAAGTTGCTCTTGCGATGATTGCCTTAAAAATCACAAGACAGATGCATAAAAATAAAAGAGATAACTGGGTTGACATTGCTGGATATTCCAGAATAGGATATCTAGCTACAAAACCAAATAACAATAACAATAATAACAATAATAATGACTGATACACTATTAGAAGAAAGTGACCTAATCCCTGTTGCATCCATTGAAGGAATTGACACAAGCTCAGTACCGCCTGATCGACTACAGGAGATTAAAGAGCTCGGAGACGCGCTAAACAAACTAGACCAAGATGTTCTAGAAGCAGAAGCCAACTTAAACATTCTTAAAGAAAAACGAAAAAAGATTGCAGAAGAGTTGCTACCTGACCAAATGAGGCAAGTTGGTCTTAAGCTTATCCAGTTGAACGATGACACCAAGATTCAACTCAGCGACTTTGTTGACGCCAGAATCAAAGACCCACAGACTGCGTTCGATTGGCTGCGTGACACCAATAATGACAGCATCATCAAGAACCAACTAAGCATTACGCTAGACAGAGGGCAAGATGATGTAGCTCAAAAAATACAAGATTTAATTGAAGAGTCGTTCAGTGTGCCTGTTGATGCAAAAATCAGCATTCACCACGCAACTCTTAAGTCTTTCTGTCGTGATGCTCTGGACAACCCAGAGCTGGCAGAATCCCTACCACGTGAAGCTTTTGGTATCTACCAAGGAACACGTGCAAAAATAACCCGATAAAAGAAAGAAAGAAAGAAGAATCATGGCATTCGATATAACAACCGTAGCAGGACAAGGAACAGAGAATCTGGATTCAGGCTCATCCCTGCCCTTTATCCGCATTCTGCAAGACTTGAGCCCTCAGCTCAAACCACAAAAAGACGAATACGTAGAAGGCTCAAAGTCTGGCGATCTGTTCTTTGCTAAAAACCAAAGCATCATTGAACAGCCTGCAGAAATCATCCCTTGTTACACACAGTCACTCTACACTGAATGGGTTCCCCGTTCAAAGGGTGGCGGTTTCAAAGGTAATCATCCGCTGACAATTGTTAGCCACCCTAAATACGAAAAAGGTCGTGATCGTCAATATGACGAATGGCTTGGAGAAAACGAACTCAAGTTTACCACATACTGGTTTGTGCTTATTAAGCTCAACGGTCAGTGGGAACAAGCAGTTATCCCGTTTACCTCTTCGCAACTTCGCGTATCTCGTAAACTAACCTCGGACATTAGCCGATTCCGCTACGACGGAATGGACGTTGCTCCACCCCTCTATGCGCAAGCATGGAAGCTTGTCTCTGTTCTAGAAACAAGCAAAAATGGCGATGACTACTTCAACTTCGGATTTGAAGAACCACGTGTTCTTGACTTCGAAGCTGACGAAGAAATCCTGACCATTGCTGCTGAGACGTATCAAAATGCGGCTCATACCCCACTACTACAAAGCAATGAATCAGACCAACCAAAACTGGTTGACTCCTCTGATGTCCCCTTCTAAGTAGTAACCAACAAGTGCCCCCACCTTGACCGACTGCCGAGGTGGGGGCTTTATTGTCCAATGATACCTATAGCCGACATAGCCTTTAAATTTCACGAATTATTCGTAAGCAATCCATCTGTACACGGACAAACATCCTTAACTGGTAAAACCCGAGATCGTGATGGTAAACAAGACTCAAGGTCTTTTTTAGTCAAAGCCCCACTAACCAACAATGTTTGGGAAGAACACCTAAAAGGTGAAAAAATAATCGGATGCACACCGCTCGTCAACGAAGACCGTGTTCGTTGGGGCGCTCTGGACGTAGACGTCTATCAAGACACAAACACAATAGAAGATATTGTAACTAAGGTAAAAGAACACAAACTGCCTTTTGTGGTTTGCCGATCAAAGTCTGGCGGAGCACATGTGTATTTGTTCTTTTCCGAAGAAGTATCTGCAGCCAGTGTTATCGACAAGCTAAAATCGTTTAGTGCATTCTTTGGACAAGGAGCTTGTGAGATATACCCCAAGCAACCAAAAATCAGCAACCGCAAAGACGACTCAAAATACGGTAACTGGATTAACATGCCCTACAGCGGCAACCCTACACTCCAGTATGCTTTTAATGACAACGGCGATGCTTTAGACCCAGTACAGTTCCTTGAGCTTGCTCACCAGAAAAAGCTCACCAAAGAAGCTTTTAACAGCCTAGAAGTTCCAAAGCTGGAAACAGAAGAGCTACCAGAAGGACCCCCGTGCCTCAACTATATCTTTCAAAACCGTACGCAGCATAGCGAGTCCCGTAATGTTACTTTGGCTAATGTCGCTGTCTACCTAAAAAAAGCAGCGCCTACCGACTGGAAACATTTGCTTCCTAAATACAATAAGAAGTTTTCGGAGCCACTTGAAGATCGAGAAGTCGAAGCTCTTATCAACTCTTACAGTAAAAAAGACTACAAGTATCAGTGTTCTAACCAACCTCTCTGTAAGTATTGCGACGCCAAACTATGCGGACAGCGCAAATACGGTATCGGCAGCGAAGAGTTCCTTCCCAATAACAGGTCTCTCATGCAACTTAAGAGCGACCCGCCTCTTTGGTTCTTAACGCTAGATGACACTGAGATTCAGCTGACTACTGAGCAGTTTGACAACTTTAACCTGTTCAACCAAAAAGTAATGGAGCAGTTGTTGTTTAAATACCCACCAATCAAACAAGAAGATTGGGTTAATCAGCAAAACCTATTGCTCAAGAACTGCACGCAAATAGAGATACCGTTTGAGATGACACCTGTTGGTCAGCTTGTAGAGTATGTAACCATGTTCTGCGCAAGCGCAAGTGACAACCCAAACAATATTAAGAACGGACCTATTAAGCTTAACAACAGCTTCTACTTTCGGATGATTGATCTTAAGGACTACTTGAGCCAGCAACGATTCAAGGAACTACCAGACAACAAAGTTTTGTCAGTGCTTAAACAAGTTCTCAAGGCAGATGCTGTTACGCACACCATCAAAGAACCCATAAGATTGAATGTGCGGTGCTGGCGTATAAACGAAACCACTCTCCACATAGACCCAACAATACCAATGCCAACATTAGATGACCAAACAGAATACTAATACAATTTATGTAGCCAGCGCAGGAACTGGCAAAACAACAACCCTGATGGATTTACTTACAGACTGCTTAAGTAAAACTTCACCAAATCGAATTTGCTTTACCACCTTTACCAAAGCTGGTGCAACCGAAGCTATTGACCGAGCTTTGGTAAAAAACGAAGCATACACTCAAGCAGACTTTGAGGCGTTTAGTACACTACACGCTTTCTGTTATCGCAGAATTCCTCGTAGACAGATGCTGACTGCTCAAGATTACAAACAACTTGGAGAGTTAACAGGTTATCCAATCTCAGGTGGCGCAGCTTACTCTTCAAAAGACGGCCTTGTTTACAACAGCAACGCAGGAGACAGAATACTTTACTACGACAGCTTAGTTCGTAACTTAAAGACAACCGCCGAGGAAGTTATTAACTCACAGATCGGTGCTCGTGTTACACCAGAACAGCTTTCAGACTTCAGTGCTTTTTACAAAGAATACAAGCAAAAGAAGAACAAATACGACTTTACCGATCAACTAGAAGTTTACCTTAAACAAGAGTTTACTCCTGAGTTTGACTATGTGTTTGTAGACGAAGCTCAAGACTTATCTCCTCTGCAATGGGATGTCATAAACAGCATCAGCCAAAATGCTGAAGAAGTGTTTATTGCTGGTGACGACAAACAAAGTATTTTCAAGTTTGCTGGTGGTGATCCAGACTCTCTTATCAATCGACAAGGTAAACGAATAGTCCTTGAAACATCATACCGATTACCGCAGCCCGTTCTAAGTTACGCAGAAAAAATTGCAGATCAGATATCGGTAAAACAAGACTACACGGTAAAAAGTAACAAAGATTGCGGAAAGGTTGAGCACATCCACAGCTTAACTGACCTAGACATGAGCCAAGGAACTTGGTTCCTGTTATGTCGCAACAAGGCTCACATGGAAATCTTTGAACACGCTTTAATGAAAAAACAACAACTGTTTGTGTCAGCAAGCAGCCACTCGCTCTTCAATCAAAAACAGATTGACTACATTCTCATGTGGGAACAACTCCGACGAGGTTACAAATTTAAGGCGGCTGACCTTAAAGTGTTGTACAGGGAGTTCTTACCTTCGGGGCGAGTGGTTGCCCGAGGCAGCAAAAACCTGCTCGATGCAATGCCTGACAACGAAATGT